GGCCGACCGGCAATATCGTGGGCGACCGCCCAATCCTGGTGGAAGACAGCACCTACTTCCGCGACCCGGCGACCGGCATCTCCTATGGCCTCAAGCTGATCAATCAGCAGCAGTACAACGGCATCGCCGTGAAGACCGTCACCAGCACCTACCCCCAGGTGCTGTGGGTCAACATGACGTATCCGAACATCGAGATGTACGTTTACCCGGTGCCGACGAAGGTGCTGGAGTTCCACATTGTCTCGGTGCAGCCGTTGTCAAAGCCCGCCAATCTGGCAACGGAATTGACCTTTCCGCCCGGCTACCTACGCGCCTTCCGCTACAATCTGGCCTGCGAAATGGCGCCGGAGTTCGGCGTTGAGCCGACCCCACAGGTGTCGCGCATCGCCATGACGTCGAAGCGCAACCTCAAGCGGATCAACAACCCGGATGATGTGATGGCGCTGCCCTACAGCATCGTGGGCACCCGCCAGCGGTACAACATCTTCGCTGGCAACTACTGATGAAGACGCCGATCCTCGGATCCTCCTATGTGGCCCGCAGCGTCAATGCTGCGGACAACCGCATGGTGAACCTGTTCCCCGAGATCGTGCCTGAGGCAAGCGGCGGTAAAGAACCGGCGTTTCTCCAGCGTGCGCCTGGTCTTCGCCTGCTCGCTACTCTCGGCAATGGCCCGGTGCGGGGGCTGTGGACGTTTGGTGGGTACGGCTACGCCGTGTCCGGCGACAAGCTGTACAAGATCGACCCCTTTTGGGTAGCGACAATCAAGGGCACCGTTACCGGCGCTGGCCCGGTGTCGATGGTGGACAACGGTACGCAGTTGTTCATTGCCGCTGGCGCTAACGGTTTCATCTACAACGCCAACACGGACGTCTTCGCCCAGATCACCGACCCGGACTTTCCCGGCGCGACGACCGTGGGCTTCATCGACGGCTACTTTGTCTTCAACGAGCCGAACAGCCAGAAGTTCTGGGTAACGCAGCTCCTTGATGGTACGTCGGTTGACCCGCTCGACTTCGCCAGCGCCGAAGGCTCGCCGGACAACCTCGTCTCGCTGATCGTGGACCACCGCGAAGTCTGGCTGTTTGGTGAGACGTCGGTGGAGGTCTGGTACAACGCCGGGCTTCCTGACTTCCCGCTGGCCCGCATCCAGGGCGCGTTCAACGAAATCGGCTGCGCTGCGCCGTTCTCCGTCGCCAAGCTGGACAACGGCGTCTTCTGGCTGGGCGCGGACGCCCGCGGGCGCGGTATCGTCTATCGGTCAAAGGGCTACAACGGCGAGCGGATCTCGACGCACTCGGTTGAGTGGCAGATCCAGCAGTATTCCGACATCTCTGACGCCACCGCTTACACCTACCAGCAGGACGGCCACTCCTTCTACGTTCTGAACTTCCCGACCGCCGACATTACCTGGGTGTACGACGTCGCCACGCAGGTGTGGCATCAGCGCGCTGGCTGGCTGAACAACCAGTTCACCCGCCACCGCGGCAATAACCAGATGTCGTTCAGCGACGAGATTGTCGTCGGCGACTATATTACGGGCGCAATTTTCGCCTATGACCTCTCAGTCTACACAGAGGCGGGATCTATCCAGAAGTGGCTGCGGTCGTGGCGCGCGCTGGCCACCGGCCAAAACACCCTTCTTCGCACGACGCAACACAGTCTTCAGCTTGACTGCGAAAGCGGCGTCGGCCTTGATGAGCCGGCTAACGCAATTGACCAAGCTCAAGCCGAGCAATTTTTTGCGTACATCACCACCGAGTCTGATGAGCGTTTGCTAACCGAAAACGGTGATTTCCTCTACGCTACGACATCTACCTCGACAACCATGACCCCCAGGGTCATGCTGCGTTGGTCGGATGATGGCGGCCACACCTGGTCGAACGAGCATTGGCGGTCGATGGGCCGTATCGGTCAGACCGGCCATCGCGTCATCTGGCGCCGGCTGGGCATGACGATGAAGCTGCGCGACCGCGTGTACGAGATTTCCGGCACCGACCCCGTGTCGATCACAATCATGGGCGCCGAACTCATCGCGAGCCCGACCCGTGCCTGAGAACATCACGCAGATCCCTGCTGCGCGGGTGCCGATTGCTGAAGACCCGGTGCCTTACCCTTCGCGGCCGTGGTATCGCTACCTCTACAATCTGTTCGCCATCCTAGGCAGCGGCTCGCTTCGCAACGGCGCGTTTCACGACGAGACGACGCAGACGGCGGCAGCGCCCAATACCGCCTACTCGATGACGTTCAACAAAACCGACTACAGCCAGGGCGTCTACCTCGGGACACCTACGTCTCGCGTCTATGTGGATCGCCCCGGTCTGTATAATTTTCAGTTTTCGGCGCAGTTTGTAAGCACAAACGCCGCCGCCAAAACCGTCTACATTTGGGCTGACGTCAACGGAACCGCCGTCCCGCAGTCCGCAACTACGATTACGATGAAAGGTGCTGGCGAAGCCTATTTGGCCGCCTGGAACTTCTTTCTTCGTATGAACACGGACGACTATTTTCGCTTGCGGTGGGCGACGGATAACACGACGGTGGCCATCCAAGCCTCCGCAGCTACCGCTTTCTCACCGGCGGTCCCTTCTGTTATCCTCACCGTTGCCGCGAACATAGGTGAATAATGGCCGTCTTATCCCCCCAGCCTAAGATGCAGTTCACAACGGCGGCCGGCGTGCCTCTCTCGGGCGGCAAGGTCTACACCTACGTTGCTGGCACCACGACGCCGCAGGCGACGTTCACGGACTACACGGGCGCTACACCTAACACCAATCCGGTCATTCTTAACTCGCGCGGCGAGGCAAACATCTGGCTTGGTGGCGCGCTGTACAAGTTCCGCTTGACCGACGTTAACGATGTCGAGATCTGGACGGTCGATTACATCTCGGCTCCCACATCGGCCGTCTCGCCCATCCTGTCGGGCAATGTCACCATCGACAGCGACACGCCGACGGCGGCCCTTAAGATTACGCAGACCGGCACCGGCCCGGTCTTGCGCGTGCAAGATAGCGCGGACCCCGACGCGACGCCGTTTATCATCGACAACGCCGGTAGCGTCGGTATTGGGACGGCGACCCCGACAGCGGCGCTCGACGTAAACGGGAACGTTGTGGTTTCTGGGTCGTTGACGGCGGGGTCGGTGACGGCGCTCTCTGTTGCGGGCTTTACTGGCATCGTCGCGTATTTTCCCGCGACGACTGCCCCAACGGGCTGGATCGAGGCCGATGGCGCTCTGTTGAGCCGCACCACATACGCTACTCTGTGGGCCTTTGCGCAGACCAGCGGCAATCTGGTGTCCGACGCGACTTGGGCGAGCAACAACCAGGGTGCGTTTTCGACCGGCGACGGCAGCACGACCTTCCGTGTCCCCGACTTGCGCGGCGAGTTTTTGCGTAGCTGGGACGATGGCCGCGGCGTGGATAGCGGGCGCGCTATTGGGTCGTTCCAGAGCGGAGCATTAGCGAGCCACACCCACACTGGCACCACCAGCACGGCCCCCGACCACACCCACGGTTATAACGACATTGATACGGCGGGCGCCGCCGTTAGCAATACGGTGGGCGGGAGTTTTGGCATAGGCCAGACTCAACCCGCAGGCGCTCACAACCACGCCTTCACGACCAACGCCACGGGCGGCACCGAGACGCGCCCGCGCAACATCGCGCTGCTGGCGTGCATTAAGCTTTGACGGGGGGAGCGAACATGCCGACGGCGCTGGTGGACGACCGAAAGGCGGGGCTGGCCGTAGGCTATGCCGCGACTGATTGGTCTTCGCCGGTTGACTACGAGGCGTACGAAGCCGCGCTGGAAGATTGGACGGTAAAGGCTATCGTTCGGGACGGCGAGCGCATCGGCGCCGCCTACTTTAAGGACGGAGAGGTCCACGTCTCCATCCTGCCGGAGTGGCGAAAGAAGTGGGCGACCAAAGGCGTGATCGCGCAACTTTTTGCGGATGAAGGCGCGTTCAGCCGTATCGCGCCGGGGCACGACTACATGTTTGATATCTTTCGGCGGTTAGGGTTTAACGTCTACGACGACGGTAGTGTCGGAAGGGCCGCATAATGGGTATCGAAACCGCCATTCTTGGCTCTGCCGCTCTTGGCGCCGGCGCCGGTCTTCTTGGTTCCAGCCGCGCCGCCAAAACGCAGGCTAGCGCCGCTCGCGCCGCCGCCGACGCGCAGGTTGCTGCTGCCGACCGTGCTGCTGAAGCGCAGCGCGAGATGTTTGAGCGCCAGGTGGAACTGCAAGAGCCGTTCCGCCAAGGTGGTCTTACCGCGCAAAACCGGTTGATGGCTTTGCTGGGTCTGGGCGGCGAGCCGACGGCCCCCGGCTACGGCCGCTACGCCCGCGACTTCAGCATGGCCGACTATGAGGCCGATCCCGGCTACGGCTTCCGCATGAGCGAGGGCATGAAGGCCCTGGAGCGGTCGGCAGCGGCCCGTGGCGGCCTGCTGTCGGGCACGACGCTGCGCGGCGTCCAGCGGTTCGGGCAGGATCTGGCCTCGCAAGAGTACCAGAACGCCTTCAACCGCTACCAGATCAACCGTGCGGCCCAGCTCAACCCGCTCCAGAGCCTCATGGGCGCTGGTCAAACCAGCACGAACGTCCTGTCGGGCGCCGCTGGCGACGTCGGCCGCGGCGTGGCCGGGTCGTACATGGGTGCAGGCGCTGCTCAGGCCGCCGGGCTGGCCGGCGCCGGTCAGGCCCGCGCCTCGGGCTACGTCGGCGGCGTGAACGCCCTGACAGGCGCGCTGTCGCAGGCGGTGCCAAACTACATGATGTCGCGCTACCTGTTCCCGTCGGGCGCTGGCCCCGGTGGTGGCTATGCGGCCCCTGGTCTTTCTCCGATGTTTAGCGGTTTCGGAAACGAGGGCTGACGCACATGGTCGATAACACCATCGCCTTGCAGGTCCGCCCCTTCCAGATGCCCAATGTCGGGGAGATCTACGGGCAGGCCCAGAACATCCAGCTCAACCGGATGCGGATGGCCGAGGCGCGGGAGACGGCGCAGGAGCGCAACGCGCTTCGCGGTCTGCTGTCGTCGGGCGTGGATCTGAACACGCCGGAGGGCATTGCTCAGCTTCGCCGCGCCGCGCCGATGCTGGCGCCGCAGTTTGAGCAGGCGGCGGGTCAGCGGGCGTTCCAGCGGGCGCAGATTTCTCGCATCGAGTCGCAGAATGACGCGGACGCACTGAAAGCGGCGCAGACCCTGCTGAGTTCAGTCCGCGGCGCCGAAGACTACGCCGCGCTGCGCCCCGCACTCCTGGCCCGGTTCCCGCAGTACGCGCAGTTCTTCCGCCCCGAGTATAGCCCGGAGCTGATCCGCAGCCTTGCGCTGGGCGCCCAAAGTTTGGCGACGTCCAATCTTCGCCCCAGCGAGAGCGTTTACGATCCAATTTCCAACAGCATCCTCTTTACCGCGCCCGAAGCGCCGCAACGTCCGACGGTTGGTCAAGGCCCCGGCAACATTCCGGTGATAACAGATCCCGTAAGAGGCACTTTTCGGTTGGCCACGGAAGAACCGGCAGGTCAGCCTACCGCTCCGCCGCCTACCGCTCCGCAGCCCGCCACACCGGCACGCCAGCCCACCGCTCCCGCTGCTGGCGCCCGCGTGCCGCTGTCGCAGTCCACGGACATCCTGGCCATGGTGCCCGGTGTGCGTCGTGCAGAAGGTACAGGCCAGAACCCGCGCTCGTCGGCGCAGGGTGACTTCCAATTCCGCGACCCTACCTTTATTGACCAGTTCCGCCGCAATTTCCCCGACCAAGCCCGCGGTCGTTCAAACGAGGAGATTCTGGCCCTTCGCGGTACGACGCTGCCTGACGGCCGCCGCGTCGAAGAAGTGCTTGGCCCGGCATACATGCAGCAGAACGCGCAGTCGCTGACTCGCGGCGGTTTTGCTGCGACGGGCCAGAACGTCTATCTCGCGCATCACTTCGGCGCGACTGGCGCGCAGAACCTTCTGCGCGCGGCGGCTGGTGATCCCAACTTGCCGGCTGACCGCGTGCTGACTGAAGACGTTATCAACGCCAATCCGTTCCTGCGGGGGGCGACCGTCGGCCAAGTGATCGAATGGGCTGGCAACGCTATGGACCGCGGTCCTGGCCAAGCCCAGCAGATGCTGAACGCGGCTCGCGGTGGTCAGCCGACAAACGCCATGGCGCCGGGCGCTGCGCCTCGCAACATCTTGACGACGCCGCCGCTGACGATGGCCGACGCGCAGCGTCTTGAACAAGAGCGGCGCGTGGCTTTGCCCGCGCCTCGGCAGGACTTCCGCTACACGCCGGATTTCCGGGCCGTTGAACCAATCCCCGGCAGCGAAGCCGCACGCGAAGCCGCTGATCGGGAAAAGGCAGCGCGCGTCCGTAGGGAGACGGAACAACAAACGGGCGGCACGGTCATCCGCGCCATCGACCGCGCGGAAGAGATTATGCGAACGGCAGTACTTCCGACAACAGGCTTTTTCGCCGAAAGGCTTTCGGGTGTGGGCGGCACCGCCGCTCGAAATCTTCGCGGAAGTCTCGACACTATCCGAGCCAACATTGGCTTTGACCAGCTTAACCAGATGCGGCAGGCCAGCCCGACTGGCGGC